TCAGAACCTAATGCAGCTTTAGCCCATGCAATCGCATTAGCTTTTGTAATGTCGGCATAAGCAGTGAACGATCCAGAATCAGCAGCAGCAAGTCCTACAGTGCCATAAGCAGAACCGCTATGTACTACAGCAGAATCGCCGCTACCTACAGTTTCAGAGTCACTCGCTGTCCAGTGAACAGTAGTAACAACATCAGATAAAGAACCTACAGTTTTTGTTGCATCTAAAGCAGCAACATCCCAAGTAACAGCCATGATAATTAGTGTTTAGTTTTATTTTACTTTGATTCTACCGTTTGGACAGTCTCTATTTCATTTAACTTTTCAAGTTGTTTTATAGCACCTTGATCTTCCATTATTGGTTGCATTAACTTTTGTGCCTCTGCCTGTTTTTCCTGTATTTCCTTTTGAAGCATTTGTAATTTTGCAATATTTAGATCAAGACGAGTTTTTGTTTCGTCATAAAGCTCTTGTGGTGTAGCCATAAAATTAATGTAATTTAACCAATTTTACTAAGCTGCTTCTAAAGCTGCAACTTTGGTTTCCAACACCTCTAACTTAGCAACAGCTTCTTGTAAGGCAGCAGTTAGTAAAGGTACAAGTTTAGCTTGATCTATTTGTTGATAAATTGGATCTCCTTTTTTTACTTCTTTTGAATCTTCAGTCGCTACTTCATCTTTAGTTCCTGATACGGATTCTGGAACTGCTGTAACTTCGTGAGCTATGAAACCATCAACTGTTTTATCTTTTTCAGTTTTAAAATTAAATCTTCTTGGAATTAATGTTTTTAATCTTGTAATACCGTCAGTTATTGTAGTTATATTTTCTTTTAATCTATAGTCTGATGATGTATTAAATGATGTTGTAGAACCAGAGGTTGTAATCCCACCGATATGACCATTATCATTACAACAAGCTAGTGCGTGTCTATTAGCTGTTGTACCAGAATGAGTTACAATTCCCGCTAAAGATGCACCTCCTACTGCAACTGTTAAATTTGCGTTAACATCTGCTGTTGTTGTCTCTCCAATCAATAATCGGCCGTTACTATCCAGCCGCATTCTCTCAGCCTCTGTTGCGGCATTAGTTGTACCGAAAACTAAAGCTGAATGTCTACCCGCACCACTTTGCCATGAATCTACTTTCTCAATACCTATAAAACCAGCATTATTAAAACCATCACTACTTGCGTCATCACCAATAGTAAATTGTATTCGTTGTGATATACCAGTAGTAGTATTGAAATGATCCCAGATTAGTTGTAATCCAGCGTGTGTTGAACCACTGCTTTTATAAATTTTCAAAGGTGCGACACTATTAACAACATGAGAACTTGCAAAACCACCTATTGCACCACCAGCAGCAATTTGAACTGCATTATCACTTGTAATACGCATAGCTTCTGTTAGTTGACTAGCGTTTGCAGTTGATGTACTAAAAACAAGATCAGTAGGTATAGTATTATTTGCTGGAGTTCCGTTTACAATTGCGGTTATTTCTGCTGTTCTATTATTTGTATCATTTCCATCTGCACCAATAAAAGAAAGTCCTCCTAAAGTATCACCATTTTGAACTATCGTTGCTGAACCACCAGAACCTCCTCTTGTTTTTCCAAAAAATACAAATGCCCCTTTGGGATCATTTTCATGAGAAGTAAGCGATATTGAAGATGCGTTTTGAGAAGCTCCTTCTATTTGAAGTTTTGAATTTGTTGAACTACCACCAACATTTCTTGAACTAGACGCACCTAGAAGCAACCTCCCAGACGAATCTATACGCATACGTTCTAATCCAGTTGTGGTTGTCGTATCCCCAGCAGTATAAAAAGAGTGAACGGTTACAGCATTAGTTTGACTAGAACCACCACCATAAAAAATAGTATTATTTCCACTTTCGTTAAATGATGAAAGAAGTGCTACTGGCTGTTCAGCATTTGTATAATGTGGAGATGTAATTCTATTGGTTTTAGTAGCAGAGTTTGTTCTACCAGTACTATTAGAATCACCACCAATACACATGGTAATATTTCCATTATCTAAATCAAAACTACCTGCACCACTACCTTTTGGTAATGATACTGCACCAGTTCCTAAAAGTAACCTTCCAGACGAATCTATACGCATACGTTCAAAAACACCACCACCAACTTGTGTGTTAAATGTAAGTTGTCCTGTTGTATTTGGATAAACACCAGTGGCATCTGCGATTGCAGAAATTACAGCAAGTGGCCCACCAGAACCAGTTTGAAAACCTAAATTTACAAATTCATTATTAGCATCACCTTGTCTTAGTTCTAATGCTGCTGTTCCTCCACTACCTGTTGATGTATCTGTTCCCTTTATAGATAGTGCTGCTGTTGGACTCGTTGTACCTATACCAACCCTCCCAGACGAATCTATACGCATACGTTCTGTATTGGTGTCATTTGCTGATGTGTAGAAAGCCATGAAACTATCTGCACTATTTTGATCTCCATAAGTACCTTCCCTACCAAAACGTATCTCCCCGCCATTCCTTGAAGGATTTAATATGGCACTTATAAAACAATAAGGTGTTGTACTAGCTGAACTATCTGAATTATGTAAAGTAAATCCAACACCACCAGAGGACTGACTGTCAGATATATGTAAAAGAGTTGATGGCGAATTAGTGCCTATTCCTATTCGTTCATTACCTGCATCAAGAAAAAATAGATTTGCTTCTGTATCGCCTTCAATTCTAAAATCTGTATTTGAACCATCTTCATTAAAAACTGTTTCTGTACTTTTTAATTCCATCCTTTCAACACCACCAGTAGCCACGTTAAAAGTATCAGCAGCAGAACTAAAAATACCTGTGTTTAAATCATCTCTAAAAGCTAGTGCTGGTGTACTTGCAGACCCATCTTCAAGAGTTAATGTACCGTCAAGTTGAAATAATTCTATCCATGCGTCATTAGCAGCGTTTCTTATTTTCATCGTACCTGCGGTTGTATCTGCCCATAAAGTGTACGCTTTTGCATAGGAAGGACCAGAACTTCCACTGTTCATTGTTAAAATCGCATCCAATATATTATTTAAATCTCCACGGACGTTGGCTCCTGTAGAATTGGCAACCTCAAAATTTGCATCACTAGGGCTGGTATTAGGTACTTGAGACATCGCTTAGTCCATTTTTTATTTAAGTATATCTTAAATTAATACTAACTACCACGCCCAAAACCTGTAGCAGTATAACTAAATGTTTTATTTTGTACAGCGTTACCTGCATTCAAGAATTTTATATTAAAACCACTACCTGTGATATTTGTAATTTCAAATCTATCAGTACCACCTAGATCATTAGCAAATATACCAATACTAGGTAACTGTGTACCTGCACCAACACTTGTACCAGCTTGTCCTGTAAAAAATGTATGGTCAAAAGTAACATCTAAGCCAGATGATGATGTACCAGATGCAATATTAGATCTTTGTTCTGTTCTTCTATCTAACTCTGCTGTATAACCTAATTGATCTATTTCAATACTCTGTGCTGGATCATCTGTATCCATTTCACATCTAAATTTAAATCCTCTTGCAATAAAAGTTCCGTTTGCAAATGTATTGAACTTAGAAAATTCTGAACTGATAGTTACATCTCCACTTGTAGTCTGACTAGCTGCTGCTGTAACTGTAAAAGTATTTGTTGCTTTAGTTTGTATTTCATAGTTTCCACTAACTCCACTACCTGATGTAAATGTAAGCACTACAAAACCACCTACTGAAAATCCATGACTACTCTTAGTTACAGTTATAGTCGTTCCAGATTGAGCATACGTTCCATTGACAGTTGCATCTGGATCGGAGTCAGTAGTGGCGACTAATAATTTAGCATTGACATCGAAAGCAGTAGCACCATCAAAGTCTGTCCAGGTATCAATATTTGCTGATCTTTTATCGATCAGATCATTAGGATAAAAACCCTGTGTAACAAAATGACGTTTTAACCTAAGTGGTTGTTTACCACCTAAATCTAAAGTATTTGCAAATTCATAAGAACCGCCAGTAATATCAACAGCACCAAGAAAATCAAAATCAGCAATACTATCAAAGTCAGCTACGCCATCTAGTAATTCAAGAGAACCTAATACAAGTCCATTTACATCATCAGAAAAGAAACAATCAACTTTTGTACCAGCAAAAGGAGGCGAGTCTGTATCCTCTCTGTCTACTAATACTGATAATTTAGGTTGTGGATCAGGAGTAGTTACAACAACAGAAGTCTCTCCAGGACTCAACCTACCACCATCATCTCTAAATTTAAGAATATACTCTCCATCAACTGCTGGAACTAATGTCTCAGATACGTTTCCTGGTAAAGCAGGAATAATATCAACAGAATTAGTAAATGTTCCCGTTCCATCTGTAAGGTTACTATGCCGAACAACTACGTTTCCACCATGCGTAACATCAATATCTGTAGCTTTATCAAAACGTAATCTTATAAATTGATCCGATACTGGTTCGACAACTAGATTAGAAACATTTTGTGGTAAAGCAGTTTTTCCTACGGCCTCGAATGTAATATTTGTTGAACTAGATGAAATAATATTTTGAACATTATATGAAAAAACTTGGATCGTATAGGTTCCCTTTCTGCTATTTACTATTTCAAAATCAGGTCTTGCTACTCTTTCACTAATAAAGTTGTCATTACCAAATCTATAATTAACCTGATATTCAGTAACACCAACTATCGGTTGCCAGCTAATAATAATCTTTGATACAGCCTGATTATTAATAGGAAATATTCTTTCAACAGCAGTTAAACCTGTAGGTGGCTCTGCTGGTTCATTTAGTTTGGAAACAACTCTAGCTGGTAATGCTTCGCCATCTTCAATAAATGCGTACTTACCCTCTACATAAGATAAAGCTGTAATTGCATAATTTATTCCATCTTGCTCTTCTACTGTTATTACTCTAAATAATTGAGATTGAGTAGTAACATTAGATATAAGAAAAGGTGTATTTGCATTTGGAACAGAAGTAAAGGTAGATTGTGTAGTTTGAGTTCCATCTGAATTATTTTTTACAACACTATCAACAGTAATATTTGCTCCTGATACAGCAGAAATATCTCCTACTTCCATTGTTCCATCAGGCATAATAATAGATATTTTTGCATCTCCAGTTGGGTTGCCATCTGCATCTACAGCAAGATCTGTTGCAGAAGTATCGTCAACAGTAACAACAGTTGTAGAAGCAGCACTTTTCAATCTTCCACCTCTTCTTACTCCTGCTCTTACTGGATCTTGAATCTCAATAATTGCACCTGGTCTTACTACCGCGCCAGATTCAATAGAAGTTGCAAATGCAACAACCTCCGATTCGTTTTCTTCAGCAAATAATATTGCTTTACCTAGTCTTTTGGCTTGACCTCTTGAAGTGCAGGCAAATGCTTTTACTTGTTTTATAACAGTGCCTAATTTTGCTCTTCTTGCTACATCCGCAGCACTATCACTATCTCCAACCACTTCAAAATCAATTTCTTGACTATCCATGTTGAAATATGAAACAGATACAACACTATGTCTTGTTTTTAAACTGCTACCAGAATACGAAAAACCCTCTTCAGTAACGTTAGATAAATTAAATAAATAACTAGGATCTGTAGGCTTATCTTGTGTAATTGTTATTGAACCAGCAGACCATATTGGCATACATCTCATTACACCTGATAAATCATTTATTAATTGAAACGCTTCTTTAGGACTTTGAATATTTACATTGCAGCTAAATCTAGGCTCAGATGCTCCTTGTCCATCATCAACAAGAGTACTTGCAAACTTACTAGCATTTACAAAACTAAAAAGATCAAGGGAAGCATCTGTTATATGATCTCCAAATCCATATCTGCTTGTAGTTAAAATATCAAGCAACACCATCGCAGGATCAGAACACCAAGTTGCTGCTCCCATCACTCCATTAAATATATAGCCGTCTGGATAATGAATAAAACCAAAACTACTTACAGTTCCAAGTCCTAAGGAATCTGCAACTGTTTGATCCGTCACAACAGTTGGAGTACCAGAACTAGATGCACCTGCTCCTGGAATCCTTACTTTTATTCCTCTAATTCTAAATTTTCTATCAGGAATCGAACTAAATTGCATTGAATCTAAACGTAATGCAGTATAAGCACTGTTGTTATAAGTACGAGATTCTTCAATTATTTCGCTAAAACTTGTCCACTGAAAACTATCTTGAACGCTAGTGCTCGTAGCATCATCTGTAACTCTGCTTACTCTAATATCTACTGGAAATGCTCCAGTTAACTGCACTCCGTAATCTCTTTGGTACGCATCTCCACTTCTACCCGTAATTGTGTCAAATGTTTCTCCATTACTTCCTATAGCTAAATCGGTAAAACCTCCAGAATTATATTGAACAGCTATTTTTAACTGAACAGAAGTACCTAATAAGTCTCCGTCATCAGTCGCTCTCTGTAATTGAGGAAAAGTAATCGTTACTCTTACTTTATCAACATTCGTATTAGTTATTTGTCTTGTTACTGGAATAGCTTTTGTTACTTCAACACCAACACTGGTTGTAGACACACTGCTATCTATATTTGGTATAGCAGTTTGGCTGTCCGTACCAAATCTAGGATTAAAAGTTACGTTTTGAAAGTTTCTATCTACATCTTGAATATCTGTAGAATCTGCTGAAGCTCTTATAACAGGAGTATCGTTTAAAAATACATCTTTAAGTGCAGCATTATTGTAGGCATCTGTACCTTTTGTTCTACCCTCTTTAGATGCAGTAGCAAAACCTTCTATTTCTCCTTCCGATATTAAATCTAAAAAAGTAGCATACTGTCTACTATGAAGATTATCAGGATCTCTAGTAGGTTTTGGAGGTGGATTGTTACCGCCTTTTGCACCTCTGATAATACGTTTAATATCTGTCATGCCTGTACCTGCTCAGTATCTACAGAAGCACTGATTACAACCGATCCAGTAAATATTTCTCCATACACTATCGGTACTGGTGTGCCAGCCCTGTTTGTTTGTTGGATGCCATTAAAACTAAACGATAATCTAGGATCTTGTTCTGAATCAAAATCATCGAATTTTGGTAATGGAAATAATATATCACTTACACCAGATAGAGTTAAAGCTGCACCTACTCCAAACAAACCCTTTTGGATAAGACCTACTTTGGCAAGTCCTTTAGAAAAAGCAACACCCATTCCTGCCGAAGTTCCGAAAGATAAAAATGATAAACCAATTAATGCAGCACCTAAAAATATTTTTCCAAAACCTCTACCAGCACCAGTAATAACAGGAACAAAATGTATATCTTCTTTTCCTATGGGATGACCAATCTCTGACTCATCTATTGCATAATTACCAACTTTTACTTGATAATATTTAGGATTCATAAATTTATCTATTCCTTCAAAATTATTTACTAAAAAACTAACAGCACTAGCTAAAGTATCTGCTTTTACTTCAAATTCTTTATGACCTACAAATTCTGCAAGTTCTCCATATAATTTTATTTTACGAAGCATAACGATACCTCTTTCCTGTACATTTTAACAACCATGGAGAATATGGTTCTCTACAAGATAGTCTATCGGTTAAATGATGTAATACCTCATCTCCAAGAAAAATAGCTACATGATTTAAAGTTGAATCTAAAATACTCATCAACAAAACATCTCCAGATTCTAATTTTTCATCTGGCCTTAGTTCTCTAAATCCTGTTCTCCAAGCATAACTTTCAAACAAAGGATCTTTCATAAACTCCTCTGGAGTTATAGGTCTTTCATAATCCTTCAACTGTATTCCTTTTTCTTGCTTATAGTAATCACGAACCAAAGACCAACAGTCTGTTACACCCCATACCCATTGCCTACCAAGCAAAGGTGCTTCATAACCTTGTGGTTCGTAATAGCCCCATTTTTTTGTTTTAGGATTGACAATATACCACGGAAGTTTACTTTGCTCACACGCAACCATATCTGCTTGACTCGCTACAGGCGGTGTTGTTGGATGACTATGAACAACAGCAGTTACTTCTCCTACGTTAGTAGCCTTTACATAATCTTCTGGATCGAGAATAAAACATTGATGTGCTGTCATTGAAAGGTTACGACAAGGGTAGTATCTTTCTTTACCTCTTATGTTCAATAAAAGTCCAACAGATTCTTTTGGATCTTCTGTTTCAGCATGATTAAGTGCAGCTTCTTTCCAATTCATCCTATAGCTATACCAATAGAGGGGAACTCTGATCTAGTGCATTGTCTACCAGCACGAATACCAGCAAGATCAAATACAGATGCTAATTCAAATTGAACTGTCTCTCTATTTTCTGCTGCTTTTCTATCTATTTTATATATTTCTTGTGGAAACTCTGCTGTAGGATCTGGTGTTCCATAAGGATTGACATTACTAGG